CCGTATCACCCCGCCAAATACGCCAAGCCTTGAGCCGTGCCGGATTACGCACAGCGGTTGAAGCGGCAGTAGCTGCTGGCGACCAAGACACCAAAGACTGGTACGAATTCGCAACAGAATTCCACCGGGCATCACCTGTGGTTGCGGCATTGGGTGCGGCTTTGAATGTGGACGGTGAGCAGCTTGATGGGTTGTGGACTTTGGCGGCATCGCTGTAATGCAAGTCACCATAAAAAAGACGAAACACCGCCTACGCAACATCGCCGTAGCGCTCAACCGCTTGGTGTTTTGCATCGTCACGCGACAAGCGTATGCCCCGGATAATGAGGCCGATCATTGATTGGATGTTCGCCTGGCAAACGCCGGACGTAATGGATGACGCGGGTGAGCCTATTGTGAGCCACTGCCACCGCGCATACCAAAAAGAAATCGAGCGGCGCGGACTGCCGCCCGAGCATCGGTGGATACACCAAGTAACGACCGGGCCTAAGCACGGCGAGTAACAATGATTGGACTTTTCAATGACCCCAGAAGAACGTGCAGAACTGATCGCTGACATTGTTGCGGGCGGGGCGTATAAATGAACCGTAACGCTATATCGGCACTTGTTTTATCCGCCGTTGCTCTGGTAGGACTAGCTACGCATGAAGGATACTCAGATAAGTCCATCATTCCGATTAAGGGCGATGTGCCTACGATTGGGTTTGGAACCACTGAAGGCGTAAAACTTGGCGATACTACAACACCCATCAAAGCCTTACAGCGGGCTATGGCAGACGTTCAGAAATTCGAGGGGGCGGTTAAGAAGTGTGTGAAGGTGCCTTTATACCAGTACGAGTATGACGCGTACATTTTGCTTTCTTACAACATAGGTACTGGGGCCTTCTGCTCTTCCACCTTGGTCAAAAAACTTAACGCCCAAGATTACGCTGGGGCATGTAAAGAAATCCTGCGTTGGAACCGCGCTCAAGGGCGTGTAGTAGCGGGGCTTACAAATCGCCGCCAAAAGGAGCATACACAATGCTTAGGGATCTGACAATTGTTGCTATCATAGCGGGGGTTGCAGGAATTGCCTGTGGGTGGAGTGTGCAAGGCTGGCGTAAAGACAAAGAGATTGCCGTTATGCAGGCCGCGTATAATCAACACCGTGCTGACGCAGAAGAAAACGCCCGTATTAAAGAACAAGGTTGGCAGAGCACCGCCGAGCAGATAACGAGAGACAAAAATGCGCAGATCGCTACTACTACTCGCCGTCTTAACAACACTATTGCAGGGCTGCGCACTCGTTCGGAGCGCCCCACAGGTGAAATGCCCACGACCCCCGGCGCTTGTTTTGGACTATCCGGAGCGCAACTGGCAAGGGGAGATGGAGAGTTTCTTGCAGGGTACGCTGCCGACGCAGCCAGGCTTGAAGCCGCCCTCGAACAATGTGAAGCGCAATACAACCTATTAAGGAGCTGACATGCCTGTAGCTGCTGTCATGACTTACGATTCATTGGTGGCAGATATATCAAGCTACCTTGAACGTACCGATACCGCAACGTTAGAAAAAATACCAACATTCATTATGCTGGCAGAGCAAATTATTGCCAGCCAGATTAAGTTCTTGGGTAACTTAACTGTTAACGAAAGCACAATGGTTCAAGGTGCTGATGTTATTCCCAAACCTGCTCGTTGGCATAAGACTGTCTCAATGAACGTAGTTGTTGCAGGTAAGAAGCAGCCTATCTTCCTGAGAAAGTATGAGTACCTGCGGGAGTATTGGCCTAACGCTACCCAAGAGGATGTTCCTGCTTTCTACGCTGATTACGACTATACACATTGGTTGATTGCTCCTACACCAGCATCTAACTACTCGTTTGAAGTTCTTTACTACGAACGCGCACAGCCTTTAGATAGCTCCAACCAGACCAACTGGTTCACCATTTATGCTCCGCAAGCCATGCTGTATGGATCCTTATTGCAAGCTATGCCATTCCTAAAGAATGACGAGCGCATGGGGATGTGGAAGGCAGAATACGATCTTATTATCCAAACGCTAAAGACAGAAGATTTGCAAAGGATGGGCGATAGGCAAGCTGTTGCGGCTGACTCATAAGCGATGCAAAATTACTGAAAGATTTTTAATATGAGCTATAACTCTCCTTTTACGGGGCAAGTAATCCAGCCCACAGATGTTAGCTACCGCGAGATAACCTTAGCTGCCAATACGGCGTTGAGTTGGCCTATCAACGGGAATGTTGACGGTAATTATGCGGCTAGGATTCTGGAAGTTAATGCCACATCTGGCAGCCTTACTTTATCCATGCCCCCTGCCAATCAGACTTCTGTTGGTACAGACGCTTTAATTCGTAACATTGGTGCGAATACGTTTACCGTCAAAGATTATGCCGGCGGTGTAATTTTAACGATAGCGGCTGGTCAGGCGAAGTACATATACATTACTGACAACCCTGATACGGCTGGCGTATGGGGCATTATTGCTTTTGGTGCTGGCTCATCATCGGTTGACGCTTCTGCCTTGCAGGGCTATGGCATCTTAGCCTTGTCTAACACGCTAAACCAAAGCCACCCTACATCAGCCTTAGCTAATGCATACACTTTCTCCGCTGTTGACCGCGCTTTAGCTCGTATTTGGCAGGGTGGGGTTGGTACAGCAACATTACCCGCTGCATCGTCTTTAGGTAACAACTGGTTCACGTTGTTTAAGAATAACGGCACTGGATCTATTGTTCTTTCAACTACGTCATCAGAACTAATTGATGGAGCCTTAACAAAGAGTTTTGCCCCAGACGAATCTGCTTTTATCATTTGTACTGGGTCAAGTTTCGTCACTGTTGGCTACGGTCAAAGTGCAAACTTTGTATTTAATGCGTTAGTTAAGCCAGTAACTGGCGGCGCTTACACTCTTACGCCTAGCGAAGCATCAAATACCATCCAAGAATACGTTGGGTCATTAGTCTCTAACGTCACTGTATCATACCCGCCTGTAGTTAACTTTTATGTAATTAGTAACAAAACAACAGACAATGGCTTTTCTCTTACGATTACAACGGGTGTGCCTGGTGGCTCAAACGCAGTTATTCCTGCTGGCCAGCAAGTTACATTAATTTCAGACGGCACTAACTTCCTTAATGCCAATACTACCCAAGCCGGTGCGACATCTATCAGCCTAGTCAATGGAACGGTTAGTACACCTGCCTTGAATTTTGGTTCTGAGACAAATACAGGTATTTATCATCCAGGTGCTGGTGTCTTTGATATTTCCGTACTTGGGTCAAACGTAGCAGAATTTTCAGCAACTGGTTTATCAATCGCTGGTTCGGGGACGTTCTCTAACGGAATTTCTGGGGGCGCGTTTACATGACAAAAAAAGTATTTGCCCTTGATACAAAATCCGGCATACAGCGCGACGGGACAACTTTTGACAAAGAGTTCTATAACGACGGACGGTGGGTAAGGTTCCAGCGCGGCAGACCGCGTAAGATGTTGGGATATCGTCAGATTACAGGCGCTATGGCGGGCCCATCAAGGGGCTTGTACCTTAGCCCTAAAAGTAACTTCAGCTACGTCTTTAATGGCTATTCTGGTGGCTTGCAAGTCCTCCCCATTACTAACGCTGGCGTAGGTTCTGGCGTATCAAACTTTGCATTGAGTAATTTCACCGAGAGTGACTCAAACCTTTGGCAGTTTGATACGTTCTTTGACACTACTGGTGGCGGTGTAGAGAGTTTAGTAGCGCACCCCGGACAAAATTTAGGTGACATTGCTAGTAGCGTAAACACGCCTGTATTGATAGGCGGTATTACAGGCACAACAATGGCCGCCATGACGGATGGGGTTAGCCCTATTGAGGTTAGCGGCGGCGTAGTAGTGTTGCACCCTTATGTATTCGTTTATGGCAATAATGGGTTGATTAAGAATTGTGCCGCAGGGGATCCTACGGATTGGTCTGGTGCCGATGCTAATGAGACTAACGTGGCAGGAAGTAAGATTGTGCACGGCTTGCCGGTTCGAGGTGGCTCTAACTCCCCCTCTGGCTTGTTTTGGTCATTAGATTCCCTAATTAGGGTTTCTTACAACCCTACAACAATTACTGTTGGTGGAGTCGCAGTAACCTTTTATTGGCGTTATGACATTATTTCTAGTCAGTCCTCTATTCTTTCTTCTCAGTCTGTCATTGAGTATGATGGAATTTATTATTGGTGTGGCGTTGATCGCTTCCTTTTATATAACGGCGTGGTAAAAGAAGTACCAAATACCATGAACCAGAATTGGTTCTTTGATAATTTGAACTATGAGCAACGTCAAAAAGTATATGCAACCAAAGTGCCGCGCTATGGTGAGATTTGGTGGTTCTACCCTCGCGGTGACTCTATAGAATGCAATGACGCGATTATCTACAATGTTCGTGAGCAAACATGGTATGACGCTGGTACGGCTATAGGCGCTCGTCGCTCTGCTGGTTACTTCTCACAAGTTTTTCGTTACCCACTCAATATGAGTTGGGATATTAACGACGTAGGCGGTGTCAATGCATTTGCAATTACCAATGCTGGCTCTGGCTATACAGATGCTACGTACACCAATATTGCTTTAACGGGCGGTACTGGCACAGGCGCTTTTGCGACTATAACCGTCGCGGGTGGGATTGTTACTGACGTTTTAATCACGGCTAATGGGACTGACTATCTGGTTGGAGATAGCTTAACGGCAAGTATCCCTGGTGGTTCTGCCTTTGCCATAACAATCAACTCAATAATGAATTTTGTTTCTTTATGGCATCATGAGATAGGTACAGATGAAATACGCGGTATACAGTTCAACGCCATTGAAAGCTATTTTGAGACTAATGATCTAGGTCTTGTGTCTGGTGGCCCCTCTCAGCCAAGTCTAATTGGTGACAACGTATGGCTTCATCTGGAGCGTGTAGAGCCTGACTTTATCCAATCTGGGGCAATGCAGTTATACATTACTGGCCAGCCTTATGCGCAGTCAGAGGTGGCGGTAAGCCAAGCTTATGAATTTGACCCAGATACCAACAAAATTGACCTGCGCGAACAAAGACGAGAGCTGCGTATAAAATGTGTATCCAACGTAGCAGGCGGTGATTACCAGTTAGGTCGCTTAATTTTAAGTGCAAATGTTGGCGACGTTCGAGGATACTAATGGCTTATGTAGCGCTTATTTATGACCCCAGATTTCACACCTTTGAGTCTTGGGCATCGTTGATGTGTGAGTTGTATGCTGGCCAACAGTTAGCCATTCCTACCTCTGAGTCTAATTGGCAAGATTGGGCAAGCGGTTTAATGGCAATTGATGTCTTTACTAATGAAGGCATACCCGGCCCTTATGTTTTTACTAATTGGCAGGAATGGGCTGAAGAAGTCGTTAACGCCGTAAATCCTAAGTAATAACTATTAAAAATTAGGTATTGACTATGCTAGTTGACAGCAAAAAAACACAGCTTGAAGTTGAGCCAATTATTGTAATTGATGCTCAAGAGACAAATGACGAAGAGCCATTAATGACTGCTTATGCGGGTGTCCTTGCAGAGCTTAACATGGAGGGGGTTATTCCATTTCAATCAGGAAACACGCTTTTTATCATTCATCATGCAGAGAGTAGAGTTGGTGTTTTTAATGTTGTGAATGCAGACGTAAAAGAAAATTTAGTTGAGAATTTTTCTAAGTTTATGAAAGCTTCTCATTTTTTTGGCTACGATATTTTGTACTCTTACTTTGATGACCCTGCGTTTTTAGATATTTTCCAAGATGTTGAAGACAATTCCTCCTTGCCGGATTTTAGTTATGAAGTTGAAAAAACAGACGAAGCTTATGAAGTTACTTTTTACTTGGGTAAGCCAAGAGAAGGTGCGCAATCATGAGTTGGTTTAAAAAAAGGTTTAATGCGGTAAAAAAAGTAACTTCAGGCGTATTTAAAACTGTAGCCGCTACGGTAAAAGCGGTTGTTAAAGACCCTTTGCCGACTCTTCTTGCTATTGCTGGGCAAGCTGTTGGTATACCCGCCCCTATAACTATGGCGGCTATTACAGCCGCAAAAGGAGGGGATTTAAAGGACATAGCAACGGCTGCTGCTGTTACTTATGTCGGTGGGAAAGTTGCGCCATCTATTGCTAACACAGTGTCAAAAACTGTTGCAACCCAGATTACAAATCAAGCGGTAGCTACAGCAGTAACCAACGCCATTACTTCTGGCTTGGTTGCGGGTACAACCGCCGCAATACAAGGCAAAGACTTTGCAGATGCTTTTGCTGGTGGCGCTTCAGGCTCTGCAATCGCTTCTGGTGTTAGTTATATTATTGCTGGCCCAGTATTAGCAAAAGCTAAAAATTTGGGCTTTTCAGATAAAAATAGCAAATTAATTTCATCTGCTTTAATCAGGTCTACCACTGCTGGCACTATGACTGCTATTAAGGGCGGTAATTTTGGCGATGCATTTACGCAAGGTGTTGTTAATGCAGGCGTAGATTATGGACTAATGAATGCTAAAGATGCAATCAAAATTGGATACGAAAGCTTTATAGCTAACAAGCCAAAGGTAGCAACTGCTAACGACGATGCTTACAATCAAATTGTGGCTGCATTTCAAGCGCCAAAAAGCGAAGGGGTAGGAACACAACTAGGTAGGCCAATAACGGCTAGTAATCTTGCTAGTCTTCCGGGTTACGACGTACAAAGATTGCCTCCTGGTTCTGATGAAGCCGGTATTTTTCAACCTATCGAAGTTTTAGGCGCATCAACTGGATCACAAAAAGAATCACAAATATCAGACGAATTAAAAAAAGCTGCATTTTCAGGGAATACAGAATTATTAAAAGAAGTAACAGTAACAGGCGAAATTCCAAAAAATGATAAAACAATTGTTTCAAGTGAAAAACCGATTAGCTTACTTAACCCAAGCATTGATTATGGTAATTTTCAAATTCCGTATGCAAAGGCACAAACTGCCGCTATTAAAGAAGTAAATGCAAAAGATTTACAAAAGGAAGCAGATGACGCTTATTCAAGATATGTAAACGCATCAATTGTTGCTCAAATTACCAAAACACCAGAGGCGGGAAAAGCAGCGGGCGATGCGGGGCTAGAAGCTGAGTTAGCTAAAAATATTGCTGCTAGCCAAACTTCTGGTAGCTCGTCTTATGTGCCCCCTACTGGTGGGTTTACTGGCATTCCAAGCGGCGTTCTTGATGGTGCCCAAAGCGGCGCTCCTGATAGCATTGGCAGTTTGCCTCTCATTAAAGTGCCTTATTCTCCTTATGAAGAAGAATCTGAGCCTCTTTATCCGGGTATAGATTTTACTAACGTGCCACCTCCTGCTATCAGTGGTTCTAGTGGTTCTGGTGGCTTACCAAGCATTGGCAGTTTGCCGCTCATTGAAGTGCCTTATTCTCCGTATGAAGAAGAATCTGAGCCTCTTTATCCGGGTATAGATTTTACTAATGTGCCACCTCCGGCAGCGGTTGGCCCTGATGTTGAGCAACCGCCACCTGTAAAGCCGCCTCCTGCTATCAGTGGTTCTGGTGGTTCTGGTGGTTCTGGTGGTTCTGGTGGTTCTGGGGGACTACCAAGCATTGGTGGCGCGGGAATGGTTCCTAATTTAAACTATGGGTTAATCACTCAAACTTCAACCTATAAACCTTCGGAATACGTTGAGAACCCTTCATTTACTTTGTTTCCAGTAAGACAGGTAAGTCAGCAATTTGACCCATTTTCACAGTATTTCAAAATTGGCGGTCTTACCGCTATAAAGAGAAAGTAAAAATTATGGGCGACGATACTAAACCAACTGGGTTCCCAAGCCTATCTGAAATTATTGAGTCTTTTTCTGGATCAAGAGTCGGTAAAGGCGCGGCAATGGGCGCGCTTATGGGGCAGCTATTAAGCTCGTACAAAGGCCCAGGTGGCGTTAATAAAGGTGTGGATATGTCTAAGGTTGGGCAGATAGCGCCAAGGACTACAAACGTCGCTCCGCCGCGCTATATACCTTATTCCCAATATAGCGCAATGGATGAAGTGCCAAGGATGTCACCAGAGATGATGCAAGACTTTGGGGTGTCAAGTGGAACTATGAATTATTCGCCTTTAAGCGCTCAGTCTTACGATGCTATGCCTGCTATGCAATCAACGACTCCAAGGGCTTACACCTCGGCAGGTTCTGGGTCTGGAGTGTTAACAAACCCTACATTAACTCCAAGGTCAGATACAAAAATTGGGCCGTTAACGGGCGCGCTGTTGGGTTCCGCTATTGGTTATTTGACTACCCCTTCGCCAGTAACTATACAAAATGCTTCATCCGGTGGGGCAGGTGGTGGGACAGGTGGTAATTCTGTAAGCGGCAGAATTTATGACGAATTTGGCAATATTATTTCTCAAGGGGTGAAAAAAATTTACAACTGGGCAACTGGTCTTTTTGAAAACGACCCAGCTTCATCAAGTGGCAAAACGTATGATTTTTATCGCCCGTATAAAGAGGTTGCGCCACCAACTAACATATTTGGTGTACCAGATTATTCTGAGTATTACACCTACCCCGCCAACACTAATACGGGCTATGTCCCCGTAAACAGTGGCATAGAAACCACTTATGGCGATGGCTCTGTTGATTATGGCGTTAACAATGCTACAAGTTCTTATTATAAAGAAGGTGGGATGGCCACGCCGTTAATGGCAGAAGGTGGTGAAGTCCCTCACTACTATACTTATGGCAAGCCAGTTAACCCTCAAGAAGTTTTAGCTGGAATGGCAAAGGGCGGTGAGGCACAAAAAGGTGGCCTACCAACGCATGTCCCTACCATTGAAGGTCGGCATGACTATCGGTCTGGATCTCGCGTAAGTGGTGATGGTGACGGAACTTCTGATGACATTCCAGCAATGCTTGCCGATGGTGAGTATGTGTTTTCTGCCGACGTAGTTTCGGCTTTGGGTAATGGTTCAACAAAAGCTGGGGCTGATAGACTCGATTATATGGTTCAGGAAATAAGGGCTAGAGATAGATCAACGCATCCGAGTGAGTTGCCACCTGATTCTAAGTCACCCTTACAATACTTACAGCAATCAAGGAGCAAAAAAAATGGCTGATCTTTTTCAAGGCGAACCGCTACCAGCAACAACTACAACAACGCAAATACAAAAAACTGCGCCTGAGTTTTATACAAATTATCTTCAGGACATTGCCAATTTAGGCCTGGCTGGTATGCAGCAAAGCGGGGTAGCTGGATTGTCCCCCTTGCAGCAACAAGCTATCTCTATGGCCCCACAGGCTGCGTTCGCAGGAATGGGCACTATGGGTGCTGGCGCTCAAATGGCAGGCGCGGCGGGTTCTACAACGGCGCCGAGTATGATTAACCAGTACATGAATCCCTACACAAAAAATGTTGTGGATGAGATGGCGCGGTTACAACAGCAAAACATTAGCGAAAGCGCTATGCCTGCAATGAAGGGTGCGGCAGGCGCAATGGGCCAATTTGGCTCTCAACGACAATTTAATGCAACGGGTAACATGTTGCGTGACATGCAAGCCAACCTTACTGGCCAACAGATGGGCGCTTTGCAAAGTGGTTATGCAAACTCAATGACTGCTGCACAGCACGACTTGAACCGTCAATTGCAGTCTGGTCAGGCTTTGGGTGCAATAGGTACACAACAGCAACAGGGCGCGACTACTGGCCTTGGCACTTTAGGCTCTATTGGTGGTATGGAGCAATCTCAAGGCCAGAAGATGCTTGATTTGCCTATGCAGCAAGCTCAAGCCTTTTCAAAGCTTATGCAGGGTTACAGTATCCCAACGGGTGAAACACAGCAAACTACAGGATCACAAGGTTTTTCTAATAGCCCTTTGTCGCAAATTAGTGGGTTGCTATCGGCTTTATCTTCATATAACCCGCAAACAACCGCTACTCAAACGCCGATTGCTGCTCCGGCGCCTAATAAAAACGGCGGGTACATTTCTTCATACGCAGACGGCGGTGAAATTTCATCTGGGATGCCACAAGGCGCTGCTTATCACGATGGTCAAGGTAATTTCTACGATCAAGATGGCTACTTAATAGGTTAATAATATGGCTGATGAAATTGTCCAAGGTGGTTTGAGTCAAGCGGTTCCTCAAGAAGCATCGCCCGCAGAGGCTCTTCCGCCAAAGGCTTCCGCTCAATCGTCTGCACCGCAACTGAATGATTACTTTTCGAGGGTAGCCAAGCAAAAAGAAGAGTCTGCCAAGCTATTAGAGAATCGTCGCATGAGATTGCTGGAGTTAAACAATTCCCGTAAAAATCAAATGTTTGACCCTAAGATGCTGGCGTTGTCAGCGGCTTTACTGCGCCCTACAAAAACAGGTAGCTTTGGTGAATCGCTTGGTTATGCGGCTGAAGCATTGAGTTCAGAGCAAGAGAAAGTAATTCAAAGGCAGCAAGCGGAAGCAAAGATGCAGACGGAGCTTGAGCAAATGACTCAAGAGCAACAACGCAAGATGATGAGCCAAGAGTTGTTGATGGAGTTGATGGGCGGTGGCCAAGATCCTGCATTCACTGGTGCGCCTGTCATGCCGCAAGCTATACCGCAGGCTATGCCTGCTCCTGGCCAAGCTGGTATGCCTCCCCCTTCTGCGCGCCCTGCTATGGCTCCAGCATCTGGTTTAGATCGGTTCTCTGACCAGCAATTAATGTCTATTGCGGCTGCGGATCAAGAAAATGGCCCCTTGATAATGAAGTTTTTAGAAGAGCGCAGAAAGTCTAGAGAATTTGGCTTGCGTGAGCGTGAGACAGAAACTAAGGAAGCTAGTGTAAAACGCTATTTGCCGGGTGTTGGCACGATTGAACAGCCAATGTCCTTTTGGAAAGAGTTAGAAACTTTTAATACTTTTGATGACTTAGAAAATTTCTTGCAATCAAAGAATATTAAGATAAACACTGTTGACCTTCCGGATGGAGCAAAACGAGTTGCCACGCCAGAGGAAATTGCTAATGCTCAAGAAGAGAAAAAAGCCAGATTAACTGAACGCCCAGAAGATTTCCCAATCGCTGAATTGGGTGGTCGAAATTATCGCGTCCTTCCTTCTCAATATCGTGATCTTATGAGGGCGAGGGAAGAAGGGCCAGACGCTGTGCAAAACTGGCTAGATAAATTCCAAGGCCGTGGTACAGGTAAGGCTATTAGTACGCAAGAGGCAGAAGCTCAAGCTGCTGGCGCTAAGACTCGCGCAGAGAAGCTTGAAGGGTCTGCCGCTGAAAAAATTGAGACTGTGAGAGCCGTTGCAAGTAGCGCTAGCGATATTATTAATAATGCTGATGCTATGATTTCTTTTGTAACCGATCCAAAAACAAAAGGCGGTTTTGGACAATTTACAAAGCCCGGAGTTATGTCAGCAATTGGTACGCTCGTATCTCAAGGGTTTAATGCTGGCGAATACAGGATTGGTATTCCGGCAATTGAAGAGGTTAAGTTGAAGTTGACGGGTACACCAGAAGAAATTAATACTGCTACGGCAGCGGCTGCAAATCTTGCTAACTTTGAACTGGGCTTCCGCGTTGCGTTTTTGAAGGGGCAAGGCGCTGTATCTAATACAGAGTCTCAAGTGGTTAGCAGATTGGCCGGTACTATTAGTGACTCTCCAAAAACCTTAGAATACAAAGCAAAGGTATTAAAAGCTAGAGGTGTTTACGACAGAGAGTTTGGCCGTAAATTTGAAGATGTTTTGGAAAATAATCCCAATATTACAGTCGAGCAAGCTAAGAGATTGCCTGATTTCAAGGCGCTTAGGGATAATTACGACAGACAGTTAATGCAATTGCAAAAGAGTTTTATCGGGTCTTCTAGCGGAAGTAAGCCGACTAAACCTCCTGCGAAGAGCTTAGTTGATAGAATTTTTGGAGAATAAAATGGCAGATCCGCTATCAAGAATAAGCCCTGAGCAAAAAACAGTTGCTGCAAAAATAAAAGACGTATGTGAAGAATTAGGCGTTGACCCTAACTTTGGCTTGGCTATTGGCTGGGCTGAGAATAGGTTTAGAACTGGCGACAATCCCGATAGCGGCGCAAAAGGCCCAATGCAGGTCATGCCCTCAAACGCTAAAGGTTTAGGATTGAACGTATCTGATCTCAATGATGTAGACACAAACATTTATGCGGGATGCAAAATCTTAAAAGAAAACTTGGATACCTTTGGCGGCGACTCAAGGCTTGCTGCTATTGCGTACAATGCCCGTCCTTTGGTTGCTAAGGCATATCAAAAACACCAAGATGAGTCCCGCCTGCCAAAAGAAACGCAGGGGTATCTTAAAACAATAGGTTCTATCTATGAGATAGGTAAGCCTGCTAAGCTTCCTTCTGACCAGCCATCTACTAATCCATTTGAGAATAATGTAGCGCCTGAGCCTGAGCAAGCAGAGCCAAATGTTTTTGAGGCTGCTGACGCAAGTATCTCTCCTGAATCTTTTGAAGAGGCTTCAAGTGGGCTAGCCGAAGATGCTAAGTTTGGCGGCGCAGCGGTTGGTGCAACAGCGGGAACTATTGAGGCTGGAAAGGGCGTGTCTGACAAGTTACGCAAAAAAATACCTTTAATTGGGGATGATGCATCTCCAGGGCAAAAATGGGCAGCAAAAACAGGATATGGTAAAGGTGCTGGTTACTCTGTCCAAGAGGTTGCGCGTGCTTATGAAAAGGCAAAAAACAAAGGTAAAGTTGTCAGGAAAATTGCGCCCGGCGAGACTTTAAACATAAATGAAATGATGAAACAACAAAGGCTATCCGAAGAATTGTCAGGAAAAGCAGGCGCTAAAGAAGCTATGGCTAAAGCGTCAAAATTTTTAGGCAGAATCCCTTTAGGTAGCACAATGGCTGGATATTTTGGCGGCATGGACATTGGTGAGGCGGCTGAACGTGCTGGCAAAGGCGATATAATAGGTGCTGCAATTAAAGGTGTTAGCGGTCTAGGAACCGCTGCCACGTTAGTCCCCCATCCTGCCACAAGGCTGTTAGGTGGCGCTCTTGCTTTAGGCGCTATGCCTGCTGAATACATTTATCAGACTATGCGAGAAAACAAAAGGCGGGAAGCAGAGGGCTTAGCGCCAGCAGCTAGAGGCCTAGAAGAAACGCACTACGACCCTATGGGCAACATAATTTATTGATGTTAATATGGCTCTGCGGTTTTCAACGATTCCGCTTTCTCCTCCGGTAGTAATTTGCCCCGACGCTGTGTTGGGGCTTTTTTTTACATGAACTCTCTACGGTCTCGCAAGGCTCTGCCTACGTCCTTGTTAAGATTTTCAACAAACTTAATGCACTCCATGCGCTCTGCCTTAGCAATGTCCTTGCCTATGACTGCTACAAGGCGTTCTGAGAACTCAAGGAGGTCAACATCCTCAACGAGTAGCCCATCTTGTGCAGAGTTGTCACAATAGAAAAACACCTGTTTAATAACTTCTGGCGTAACGTACTTTTTCACATCTTTGCGTAACTCTTTTAAGCTCATAGTTCCCTCACTTGTGGTTATGTCTTAGTTGCCAAATGCCCACTTTCACTAATAAACGCTTTTGCAATCATTTATTTTTTACCTTTAACTTTTTTTCTATATCTTGATATAAGTCCCAAAAGCTATCTTTTGTTGGCTTCCATTCAAAAAGGATTTCGCTAAACTCTAATGCTGTTAGCCCTACAAATTCATGCTTAACAATCTTAATATTAGAGTTTTTTATACGTAAGTTATCAAGTAAATAGTCTTTTGTCATCACAACCCATACTTTCGCGTCCACCCGCTAGTGGCATACACCTGCAGTATCCCATTGTCGTATCGCACATGAATTGCGTCATTCATTGGAATCCAGCATCCATAATTCACATCTTGTTGGCCATGAGCCACAGGGTCTTGGTCTGTGAAGTGGACAAACTTTGCCAGGGGCGTGGGGTTTTGCAGGTACAGGTCAAGTGTCCATTCCTTTCAAGTCAGATAGTGCCCAAACCAT